GCGCGATGGTCGCTTAAAAGGGAACAAGATCGATTTATCGATTCGATCACTTTTAGCCATTTCGGGCCTCCACCGGCCAAATCACGGAAGGATGACGACGAAACCTCTGTCTGGGAGTATCAAGGAAGCCATCTGATTTGAAAACAACCAAAAGCATGATTTACCTCAACTGCTTAAAGTATTACATTGTCGGCATGTCTAGGGGAGGACTAAACATCCCCAGGGACATTTTTACCTCGCCGCTATTCCCGTTGCGGCGGGGCATTGCTTTGCCGGCCCTCATCCATCTTCTGAACGAATACAGCGTTGCCGGCTCAGCGTATTCGCGTGGCCGGGAGGCCGACTTAAGGGCCAAGCCTATCATCCTGTCCATACCAAATCTCCGTCCGCCGCGGAAATCTTAATCTTTACAGTTGAAGGGCGGATGACGGCATGCCATACGCGTACGTGTAGCTAGGCCAAGTTCCAATCGGACTTTTGGCGGATTCAATTAATGGCACAGACAAGGGACACTCATTTTTTGACGCCGATTCACAGGGAATTGGCGCTCCTCTACCAAGGCGGCAAAAAGTTTTTCTTGTAGACATCACGACAACGTTGAGATGTATGGACATCGCGCTGTCTTGTTGGGTTATGTTTTGACCAGTTCAGGACATTTACAAACATTGCTCCCTCCGACTGTAATATGCGCAGAACCAGATCACTGTCCTGAGGGGCATGAGTGGTTGCCGAAAGCCTTCGAGCGCGAGGTCGGTTTAGGCAAAGACGCCGCCCGCGAGCTGCTGCGTTCAGTATTGGCGGAAGGCAAGATCGTGGCGATACTGCGGACGCCGCTGGGGCACCGATACGATATTCCACAACGAATGTGGGACAAGGATCGCGTCGCCAAGAAAGTTTATCCGCGTTTCCATGACGGCTGGATGCGCATGGGACTGAACGAATTTTCTGGGCCCTATGTTGAAGGCTGGATCTTCGTTCCGAAAGGATCGGTCGAACGCACTCTCCAGCGTGATCAACAAAAACCGGTTCGCAAGCCACAGTTCTCAATCGCAAAGATCCGTCGGTGGTATCTGGGCTATGTCTCTCGACATCAGAAATCGGGCACCCGCCCGTCGCGTGAGGACGATCTACTGGCGGCCCGGGCCGCGCTCGGTCGCAATCTCCCCCGAAAGATTATACGCGATCTGCGTCGCGAACTTGCGCCGGATGAGTGGAAACGTGCCGGGCCACGCAAATCCGGCCGGAAATAGACTCGCTGCCAAATTGCCAGAATAGACTGCCAGATTACGGCTCCCCCATTATCAGACATATCGCAGGGAACGATCAGCCTAGGTCGTGCGTCCGACACCGCCCGATCAGGAGATGAAGAGTGCGGGTTCGGGACTGATCGGTCCGCCGACGCGACTGTTCGAACATTGGCAGGGATCCAATCATGGATGGCAGACTTCAAGTCGAGCACATTCCGCTCGCACGGATAACACCGGACCCGAGGAACGCCCGCACCCATGGCCGGTCCCAGGTCCGGCAGATCGCCGACAGCATCGCGGCGTTTGGGTTCACAAATCCAGTGCTGATCGACGAGGATAATCGGCTCATCGCCGGTCACGGCCGACGGGAGGCGGCGCGCCGTCTCGGCCACGAGACGATCCCGGCCATCCGGCTCCGGCATCTCTCCGAGGCCCAGAAGCGGGCGCTGGTACTGGCAGATAACAAAATCGCCGCCAACGCCGGCTGGGATATTGAGCTGCTGGCCCAGGAGCTGGTGTTCCTTTGTGAAGCCGAGTTTGACGTCGACGTCACCGTCACGGGATTTGCCCCGGCCGAGATCGACATCGTGATCGAGGAGGCCAGGGGCAAGGCGGCGGACGATCGCGCGGACTCGGTGCCACCGGTTCCCGAAGACGGGACCACTTGCGTCCGCCGCAGCGATCTGTGGCAGTTGGGCACCCATCGCCTGTTGTGTGGCGATGCGACCGACCGCGACGACGTCCACCGGCTGATGGACAACGGGAAGGCGCAGCTGATCTTCGCGGACCCGCCCTACAACGTCCCGATCGACGGCCATGTTTGTGGCTCCGGCGGCATCAGGCACCGCGAGTTCGCGATGGCTTCTGGCGAGATGTCGGCAGCGACGTTCACGGTCTTCCTCGAATCTGCATTCCGCAACCTGGTAGCCGCCAGCACCGACGGCTCGATCCATTTTATCTGCATGGACTGGCGGCACATGTACGACTTGCTGTCGGCAGCTCGCGACGTCTACAGCGAGCAGAAAAATCTGTGCGTCTGGAACAAAAACAACGGCGGAATGGGCTCACTCTACCGATCGAAACACGAGCTGGTGTTTGTGTTCAAGAACGGTAGTTCGTCGCACATAAACAACGTCGAACTAGGCCGCCACGGCCGTTACCGCACGAATGTTTGGGACTACGCCGGGATCAACACCTTCGGCGCCGAGCGCATGGCCGATCTGGCGATGCATCCGACGGTCAAGCCGGTCGCCATGGTCGCCGATGCTATTCTGGATTGCTCTCGCCGCGGCCATGTGGTCCTCGACAGCTTCGCCGGTAGCGGCACCACCATCATCGCCGCCGAGCGCACCGGACGGCGCGCGCGGGCGCTGGAGTTGGACCCACGCTACGTCGAGACGGCGATCCGGCGCTGGGAGCAATACACAGGAGAAACGGCCATCCACACCGGCACCGGTCTCGCCCTCGAAGCCATGCGCGATCGGCGATCGCCGCCGGCCGACAGTGACCACGACACCCCCCTCCAATCACCGGCCACCGGGTCCGTCACTCCAATAGCGGAGATCACCCATGGCGTATGACGACGCCGTCGGCTACGGGCGGCCGCCGAAGCAAACCCGGTTCCGGCAGGGCGAATCGGGCAACCCTAAGGGCCGCCCCAGGGGTACCCGCAACCTGAAGACCGAACTCGAACAGGAGATGCGCCAGCCTATCCTCGTGCGCGAAGGTAACAAGCAAATGAGGATCACCAAGCGCCACGCGGTTATCAAGAGCCAGCTCGCCAAAGCGATCAGGGGCGACACCCGCGCCGCCGCCTGGGTCTTCGAGATAGTTGGCCGCCTGCTAGATCCCGACAGTGCCGACGGCGCCGGTACGGGGCGACAATTGCCCGTGGACGACCAAGCCATTCTCGCCGACTATGCCGTCCGTCTGGCGGCGGGTCGGGACACCACAGGCTCGCCCGAAGGACACTTGCCCGAGGGACACTCGCCCGAGGAACACTCGGACGACGCATCGGATGATGCACGTGGCTAGCGCCCGGGCTATGCCCCTCGTGGGAACCGGCTCCGATGACGCGCAAGTCCTTCGAGCGCTTTTACGCTGGGATTTCGCAAGCTTTGCCCACAAAACCTTCGCCACCGTGAGTCCGGCGGCGGCCTTTACCCCCAACTGGCATATCGAGGCGATGGCTTGGCATCTCGAGCAATGCTGCGCGGGCACCATACGGCGTCTGATCATTGCCGTGCCGCCACGTTACCTCAAGTCGATCTGTGCCTCGGTAGCACTCCCCGCCTGGGCCCTCGGCCGCGACCCGGCGCGGCGGATCATCTGCGCGAGCTACTCCAACGAGCTTACCGCCAAGCATGCCCGCGACTGCCGCGCCGTGATGGAAAGCAACTGGTACCGCGCGATCTTCCCAAAAACTCGGATCAATCCCTACAAGAATACCGAGCTCGAGTTCGAGACCACCGCCCGTGGATACCGCTACGGCACCTCGGTCGGAGGCACGCTGACCGGACGCGGCGGCAACCTGATCATCGTCGACGACCCGATGAAGCCGGCCGACGGGCTCTCGGAAGTCAAGCGCGAGTCCGTGAACCAGTGGTTCGACGGGACCTTGTACTCCCGGCTCGACAGCAAGTCCGACGACGCCATAGTGATCATCATGCAACGTCTCCATATCGACGACTTGGTCGGCCACGTCTCTGCGCAGGAGGACTGGACCATTCTGAGTCTTCCCGCGATCGCCGACGAACCGCAGCGCATACCTACCGGCCCTCACTCCCACATCGATCGCAAACCCGGCGACGTACTGCATCCGGCGCGCGAGCCCAGGTCGGTGCTCCACCGCATCAAGGAAACCATCGGTAGCTACAACTTCTCGGCCCAATACCAGCAATGTCCGGTCCCACCGGGCGGGGCACTGATCCGGGCGGCGTGGCTCCATACCTACCGCGACATCCCCCCACAGCAACCGGGCGACCGTATCGTCCAGTCGTGGGATACGGCATCCAAGGCTGAGGAGATCCATGACTGGTCGGTCTGCACCACTTGGCTGGTGCAGAAAGAACTTTATTACCTCCTCGCCGTGTTCCGCCGCCGCCTCGAGTATCCAGAATTGAAACGCACGATCGCCGCGCAAGCGCAGATGCACGGAGCTGACACGGTCTTGATCGAGGACAAAGCTTCGGGCACCAGCTTGATCCAGGACTTGTGCCAGGAAGGCAGCCTCCACCCGATCGCGGTCGTGCCCGAGGCCGACAAGCTCACCCGTATGGCGTCGCAATCGGCGAAAATCGAGGCTGGGAGGGTGTTGTTCCCTGAAGATGCGCCGTGGCTCGGCGATTTCCTGACCGAGATCCTCCAGTTCCCTCACGGCCGCCACGACGACCAGATCGACAGCCTATCGCAGTTCCTCCATTGGGTTACACGGCCACGGCTCGAGCCGCGCATTTCGTGCCTCTGAGTGCGCCTAGCGCCGACACGCCTGCCGCTCATTGCCACCCCGGAAAATATCGGACTGGCGCGAACTTTCCATTGGACTTCGCCGCCACAGCAAGCATGCATTGATAGTGATATGAAGGCCGCCTCCTTCCCCAAGGCGCCTCCGCCCCGACCGATCTGACCGATGGGGCTTGTGGGGGTGGAAGCACTGCGATCTCGCAGGTGTCGAAACCACGGAGGGTCTCATGCCAACGGTCAAACTCAGCGACACACAGCTGGTCATACTCAGCACGGCCGCCAAGGCGGATCGGCCGACCGGCCGGGATGACCTGAAATCCCTCAGGGCAAATGGGGCCGCCCTCTCGCGCGCGGTCAATGGGCTACTGAAGCGTGGGCTGATCAAGGAGGTTCGGGTGAAACCCAGAGCGTCCCTCTGGCGCAAGGACGAAACCAACAAGGCCACGGCCTTGGCCATCACGGCGGCGGGAAAAGAGGCCATCGGGATGGTACCGGCACCAGCAAAAGGCACCGGCAAGCCTATCGCCAGAGATAGGCAACAACCCCGACCGAATAGCAAACAAGCGAAGTTGATCAACATGCTGCACGGCGATGGCATCACGATCGCAGCTCTGAGCAAGACGTTGGGTTGGTTGCCCCATACGGTGCGTGCTGCGCTCACCCGGTTGCGGCAAAAGGGCATGGCAATCGACCGCATCCACGAAAACGGGGCCAGCCGCTATCGCATCGCCGATGATAGTCATGCGGCATGAACCCGTGACATCGAAAAAGTTAACACCCTACCGTGCGAGTGAGATCGCCCATCTCAACGATCTTCCCAGGGCATCCCTCATCGAGAGCTGGGTCGAACTGCATGGGTCCACGCCTCTCAAGACCATGACCAAGGGCCTTCTCGTTCGAGGTATCGCCTATGAGATGCAGGCCCAACAAATCGGCGGCCTGACTCCCGCCGAAAAAAAGGAACTTGTCGAGCTCGCTCAAGGAAGACGCAATCCGAACCCGGGGGCACCAAAGACCGGCACCCGCCTTTATCGCTCCTGGCAAGGCATCACCCAAGAAGTCCTGGTGTTGAAAGAGGGCTATGCCTGGCGAGGCACGACCTATGGGACTTTGTCTCAGGTGGCGCGAGCTATCACCGGTACCCGCTGGTCGGGCCCACGCTTCTTTGGGATCAAGGCTTAGGCATCGTGGGACAGAATCGTCAACGCTGTGCCGTCTATACCCGCAAATCGACGGAGGCGGGCCTGGAGCAGGACTTCAACTCGCTAGATGCCCAGCGTGAGGCTTGCGAGGCCTACATCAAGAGCCAGGTCCATGAAGGCTGGAAACTACTGCCGCAACATTACGATGATGGTGGCCTGTCCGGCGGAACCCTGAACCGCCCTGCCCTGCAGCGAATGCTCGCTGATATCGAAACAGGTCTGGTCGATGTCGTCGTGGTCTACAAGGTCGACCGCCTGACCCGCTCGCTCATCGATTTCGCCAAACTGGTCGAAGCGTTCGATGATGCGGGTGTGTCCTTTGTTTCGGTAACCCAGCAGTTCAATACCACCACCTCGATGGGGCGCCTTACGCTCAATGTGCTTCTGTCCTTTGCCCAGTTCGAGCGCGAGGTCATCAGCGAGCGCATCCGTGACAAAGTCGCTCAATCCAAGGCCAAGGGCATCTGGATGGGTGGACTGGTGCCCCTCGGCTATGATCTCGGAAATCGGGAATTGCTGGTCAACCCGACCGAGGCGGAGCAAGTCCGGAAAATCCTTGTGCTCTATTTGGAAAAAAGTTCGGTTCGCACTCTCAAGGCAGAGCTTGATCGACGAGGCATGACGAGCAAGCTCCGCCACCAGAAAAACGGTCGTGTCACCGGCGGCGAGCCGTTCAGCCAAGGGAATCTCTACTGTTTGCTCGCCAACCCCATCTATATCGGCAAGCTCCCACACAAGGGCAAGCTCCATGACGGCAGACATGAAGCGATCATCGACGGGGACCTCTGGGAACGGGTGCAAGCGCAGCTTCGCAGCAACAAGCGCGGCACCGAAAAGGCTTCGGCCAAGCATCCCAGTTTGCTGGCCGGACGCATTGAAACATCAAATGGTCACAAGCTGATCCCGAGCCATGCAGTCAAGCAGGGTCGAAGGTATCGCTACTATATCGAGCAACGCCTCGTGCAGGACGAGGGTGTCGGGACCAAAGGCATGCGCTATGCCGCCGAGGAAGTCGAGAAGGCAGTGCTTATTATACTACGGCGATTCCTGAACTGCCCGGCGGACATGTTGGCCGCGCTGGCGATCAAGGGTCTCTCTCCCGGTTCCTTGAAGAGAATCGTTGACCAAGCCAAAGCGCTAGCGGACAATCTCAAAGATCACCATACGGCGCATCAAATCTCCTCTGAGGTGATTGACAAGGTGATCATCCATCAGGACGCACTTGAATTACACCTCCAGAGAAAAGGGCTGGCCAAGCTTCTGGGAACGGAAACGGAATCCGAGGATCCCGTACATGCTATCGCCTCCCCCTGCAAACTGGCGCGAAGAGGTCAGGACCTGAAATTCATTCTACCTCTACGGGAGGACAGGAACACCTTCAGCCGTCAAGACCCGGCCCTCATGCAGGCCGTCGCGAAGGCGCATCTTTGGTGGGAATCGATCAAGGACGGCGATGTGAAATCTCTCTCCGAAATCGCCAAGCGCGAGGGCATCGACAAAGCCCAGGTGACCCGGTGGCTGCGGCTGGCGTTTCTCTCCCCAACACTGGTCCGCCAAATCCGCGCGGGCGCACATCCGACTAGCCTGACCATCGAAGCGCTCACGCGCCAGGCGGATCTGCCAACCCTCTGGCAAGAACAAGACGCCCTTGTGGCCGCCATCGACGAACGCGTTGACGGCGAAATGGCCCGCAGAGACTTTCGGACGTTTGGGCCAATTTTGCTCTGATACCGTCGTCTCCCGTCAACACGTACCCGATCAAAGCCCGCAGAACCGCGGGGTTCCGCGCCGAAGTCTCTGGCACTTTGGGAAAATACAGACTCGGTGGTGGGCCCGGCAGGATTCGAACCTGCGACAACGCCGTTATGAGCGGCGGGTTCTAACCGCTGAACTACGGGCCCGGGCGGAGTTTTGCCGTTTGCGCCCGCCGGATCAAGGG